ATATGTTGAAGTGGACACACCAGGCTGGATAGAAGCATTTGATTCTAAGCTACATATTACAAAGCATAATCCAGTGGATGATTGTGTATTTGATGCAATGCAATTAATGTATGGAAAAAAGAACCAATGAAGTATTTTGTAATTACAGGCACACATTCCGAATTTGAATTTTTTGTAAGAAATAAATTGAAAGCCCACCCAGAGTTATATGAAAGAAAAGATTTTGTTTACGTAGCAGGTTTTGAAACGTTTATGGGTCATACCAATGTAAAAGGCTGGTTCTATGGCTCCTGGCGTGACAGGGAAGATATTCGGTTAATTCTGGATATTCTATCAACAAAAGCAACAATGCCATATCCAGATCCACTATTAAAAATATTCCAAGAATTCAAATGAAAATATCACCAGTCCAACAGAGAATAGAGTATCACCGAATCAAAGACAAACAGGAACGGATTCACCGTGAGCATCTGGAATATGTCAGAAAAGCAAATCAAAAGAGAACCGAACACCCAAGCAAAGGTAAAAGGATAGACGTTTATGTATAATAATGATATTGATGAATACGTGAAAGAACTAGAGCAAGAAATAATCCGCCTCAAGGCCATTATAGAAAAACTCAGCAACACCGAGGAATTAAATCCTCAAGCAGTATTTCCATTTCCTAGCCCACCAAGGATTGATAGATGAAAAAGTGGCAAGAAAAAGAATACTCTCAATGGGTATATTATGATGATATTGATGGTAAAATCATCGGCGCATCCTACAAGGTCGGCACTCAGAATAGTATATGGGGAGCCAAGATATACAAAGAAACCGAGTATGTTCTAGGTACCTATATTGATTCAGATTATGCTAGGAGCGCGGTAGAAAACTATTGGGACATTGAAAGTAGGACATTATTAAATGAGTAAGATAGCCTTAAACAAAAGCGATATAGAAGAAATCACCAAAGTATTAAATGACCATGAAATACAATATTTCAATCTGGTATATAAACAAAATGCTATTGGATATTGTGTTGACTTGGAGTATAATACCGCAATCAATGGTACAATGTGCAGAGTAATAGTACCAGTCGTGGGGACAGAAAAATGGTAAATCCTATCACAGTATTAATAATCGCATTATATAATCTATGCCTATTTGCAGGAACAGCTTATCTTGTCATAGAATACGATTGGTCAGCCTGGTGGTTCCTATTGACTGTGGGAATAATGAGTATGTATGGGAGTAGTAAGAAAGATGAAAAGTAAAGGAAGAGCCAAAGGGCTAGGCTTCGGCTATAATGAAGTAACTAAAGATATTAATAAAGTATCCTGGGCTAAGAACAAAGAAACTATTACCATTAATGATGCATGGCGAAAAGCCAAAGAGAATGATCCAACACTGGAATATAGATTATCCTTTGTGGAATATAAGAAGTTATATAGAAAAAACAAGATATAATTTGAGCGATTAACGCACCGCAACCGAACTAGCGAGAAATGCCGACTATAAAGACATGCCCTAAGTGTGGGATCACTCACAAAAAAAGAGGACCATTCTGCGGGTACTCCTGTGCCAATGCCCGTGAACAAACGCCAGAGATCCGACAGGCCAAGAGTAAGAAACTAAAAGCATATCACCAATCGCCAGAGGGAATCGCAACCGCCTCAATGAGCCGAGACTTTATGAGAGCCATTAACAGAGAGCGGGCCAATGACCGAAGCGGCGAATACACCTTAAAAGACGAAGACTGGATGCTTGACATTCCGGTACCTCATGATGAAGAAAACGGAGATACATATAGCGACGGAAACGATATATGGAGATCCTAATGAAGACATTAAAGCACACCTGCGACAACTGCGAGGCCCAATTCAAAATAGTTTACGATGGCGACCAAGCGCCAGATGATCCGACCTTTTGCCCATTCTGTAGCGAATACATAATGGAAGAGAGTGAGGATTCCGATGACTTGGACCTATAATAATGAGAGTGTGAGTGATGAAGTGATTGGCGATGCATACGGCTTCGTTTATATCATAGAGAATTTGATAGATGGGCGCCGATACATTGGTCGCAAATACTTGACTAAGGCCGCATACAAAACGGTGAAGGGCAAGCGAAAGAAGATCCGCAAAGCAAGCGATTGGGAAACCTATTGGGGTTCTAATAAGATGCTGATAGAGGATGTGAAGACTCTCGGCGAAGTGAACTTTACTCGGACCATTGTGATGTTTGGTCGTAATCGCTCCGAGTGTTCATATTGGGAAACACACTACATCTTTTCATTGGGAGCCCTGCTGAGTGATGCATTCTATAACGAGTGGGTGACTTGCAAGATATCAAAGAAGAATATAAAACGACCCGGAATAACCTAATGGCCACAAGCGTTTGGAGAGGTCTTTTTCGGATATCCATCTCCAATGAGCATTGTTGCACCGGACGTAGGCGCCATGCTTAACCTTCAATTATAACACACTTTCCTGGATTTGTCAACACTTGACAGGATTATCTTTTTGTGGTATAATTAATCTTTACGGAGAATTACCATGGACGAAGCGCAATTAAAATCCCTTTTAGAAACTCTAGCGGACCTTTCCCTTTACGGAGAAACCTTCCAAATTTGCCATGCCGCTCTGCGCCTGCAGACTGCGCTGATGGATCATTATCAGCCTGATTGAAGTTTACCAAAAATAACACTTGACAAGCCTGTAATACTTTTGTATAATGGGGCTGTGGGGCTCTCAGATACTTGATTATTTTAGTCTGGTATTGCTTGACATTAGTACCAGTCCTGTTATACTGAATCCATGTTGAAAGAGAAATCAAATATGAATACCGATGTTAAACCTTTTGTTTTCGGATTTGTTTATGCACTAGCCCTTGCTGTGCTGGTGCTTGACTTGATGGTCTGGAGATCCCTATGAGCCGCATGTCCGACTTAGCTATTGATATCCAATGTGATTTGGAAGAAGGAATACTTTCGTTTGCAGAAATTGCAGCCAAGTACGAGGTACCCGTTACATGGGTTGTTGAAGTCCTGGAGATTTGTAATGAATAAGATTTACTTTGCAGAAAAATTTGAATTGTCTCCTGGGAAATTCGTAATGAAATTTTCCTGTACTGACTTGAAGGCTGTTCGCACCGAACTATCGCCTTGGGCTAGGTCATCTTTTGAAAACGATACGATTACTTCCATACGGGAACGTATTGCTTTGTCGTTACAAAAAGTCGGTTTTGAAGTGCAAAGTATAAACTTTGATTCTATGTCCATCACAGCCCTCAAAAAGTAATACCTTTTCTGTACTTGACTTTTACCAGGATTCTGGTATAATAGAATACATGAAAAGCAGAAAATTAAGATCCGACAGAAATCATGTCCTGTACCGCGTCACCTGTGTAGATACCGGTGATTCATACATTGGTGTTACAGTAGCCAAAGGGCATGCATTTGTGAGATCCGTTAAGGTCCGCTGGCAAAAGCATGTTAGTCGGGCTAAGTGTGAAAACAAGGCTTGGGCATTTTGTGAGGCTCTCCGTACTCTGGCCGAATGTGAATGGCGTTATGAAGTACTGGATGTGGTACGCGGTCGTAAACCAGCGCACCAGAGTGAACGTGCATTGATTGACCTGTTTGAACCCACTTTGAATACTTTTTAACTAGAGCAAAAAAGTCAAGTATTGATTGACAAAACTCCAAAACCTGGTATAATTAACCCATAGATTGATTGATAAGGAAACCGAAAATGACAAACCTGCAGATTACCCTCGCTAACTTGCAAAGCGAGTACAAGCGAAATTTTGAAATTAACAAGTCCCTACGGGCGCAGATCCGAGACTTGAAATTTCAGGTCGTAAAAGAAAAAGCCTTCGCTAAGGTACTCCGTCAGAGTGCTAAGATGACTAAACGTGCGGAGATTGATGCGAAAAGAGCGATGCGGATTGAAGCCCTAGAAAAAAAGATAATGGCGCTTAGAATGCGTTAAAGGAGTTTATTGTGGAAGATTTTGTAAGAGTTGAAGATATGATAGAGGCGCTGAGAGCATTGCCCGCTGGCGCTAGACTGGTGGTGACGCATTCGGGTTATTACTGTTACAATGAGTTGGCTGGTGTGTGTATGCCGGAAGTGTACACGATGGAATCGGACGAAGGCGGTCTTTCCGAAGGGGAAGTAGTGTATCGGCTGGGCCATTCGCACCAATCTTATTGATTGGTTTCCTGATGCTAGGCAGGTCAAGGCCTAGCAGTCCTATCCCAAGGATCACCGATACTAGAATGTTGGGCCGATGAGCATCGCAAGCCTTACCACGGGTGCCGATGGACGATGAATTTGGGAAGCAGTAGTTAGCAGTGGGAGACTTTGGTCGGCTCAGGTAAGACTGGGTTCCCTCTAATCTTTTTAATGAGTTTTGAAATGAATAAAGTTAAAGTTAAAAAAGTGCCTGGTTTTGAGAATTATTCTGTGTCCAGTGATGGGCGAGTGTTTTCCTTGCGTGGAGAATTGAAAACTTCAACGTCCACTGGATATGCTAATGTAAAATTGTCTAATGGTCCAGAAAAACAGAGTTGCCAAGTCCACCGATTGGTTGCAAAACTTTTTATTCGCAATCCTAAAAATCTGGAGATTGTGAACCATATTGATGGCAATAAGCTGAACAATGACGTATCCAATCTGGAATGGGTTGACCGCAAGGGTAATGCTCGGCACTATGAAAGAGAGTTGGCGCCATTACAACGTGCAAAGCGCAAAGCTAAAAAAGACAATGATATGAAGGCTAGGTTGTCAATTGTGAATTTTTCACATTCCGCTTGTACCAGCAATCCTGCGTTATTTCACTCAATTTATAAAACCGTAATGGGTGAGGGTTAATACTTGACTGGAAAAACTGAGAACTTTCGTAGTATATTGACAAATTGACTCATTGTGGTATACTGTAGTCTGGAGATTGAAATTTATGAGCAAAACGATTTACATTTACACTATCAAGAAATCATACACAATGACAAAAACCGGCCTAGAGAGGGTTGTCTGGTACATCATGGATGAGGATTTTGTGGTAGATGTGTGTGACCTCAAGCGGGATGCCAAGTACTATTGTGACCTGTGGAATTCTGCAAAATAGTTGACTAAAAAAACTGAGAACCTTTGTTGTATATTGACAATTCTTGGATTCCTGGTATAATTAACCCATAGATTGATAGAAAAGAGGAAAAAGATGAATTACGGAATGTTCTCGCCAGAAGGAAACCTTGCTGTTCATGGTATCGTGTTGTACCATAAAGCGATTGAAAGCCCTTGGCTTGTTGTCTACAAAAACCTGTGTGATTTGGCCGATTCTAATCCTGACCGTTTTGGTGAAGCTACCGACACCGAAGTGCGTGAAATGGTTTATATTGCTGTTGGTGCGGCTAATGAGGACTTCTATGTGTGAAGCCTTTAGAGGTTATAAAGATATCCCTAGTCAGGTCGTTGCTAGGGACTTGAAGGAAAAGGGTATTTCCACTTACAGTTGGTATGCCGCTAATGGCTGTATTGGCGTCACTTACGGAAATGTTAGTTGTTACTACTATGTCCGTGACGGTAAAATTGTTGACATAATTTTTGATTGAGGTTTTTCATGGCTAAGCTATACATTTTCACACAAAATTACGAGAATTATGGCGATGAGGAAAACCCTCACTGGAAAGCAAAGGGCGGTTCGGATTACTTTGTGCCGGACTTCAATGGAGACGAGGCTACCACTGTGATGCTGGTCCGTGACCAAATTGAGTGCAATAATGAGTATTACAAAAGCTCCATTCTTGGCTGGGAAGTAGTACCTAATGACTACATGACGGAATACGAGAAAATGCAACTGGAATACGAAGGAAGTATTCGTTTTCCTACCCGTGTCATTTCCGCAACAAAGTAAAAAACCGCTTGACAATCTTTACCATCCTGTTATACTATATTCATAGATTGATAGAAAAGCGAAGGAAAAAAAATGTTGTTAACTCTCTTATGTGTTTTTGTTGCTCTGGTTCTTGTCGGAGTTGTTGTTAGTTCTTCCGTAACTTCTTTGGGATAATATAGAATGCGTACCAAGACAATCATAGATGGTTTTAAAAATTCTCAGAAATTCCGTGTTATCTTCAAAGGTGACGGTTCTGAAAATGACATTGGTCTTTATCTGACCATATCGCAAATGACAACCCAGTTTGCTACTGTGACGGCCCGAGTTATTTGTTGGGAAGCGTTGATTCAATTATCATACGAACGGCGTACCGCTGAGGCTACACGGAAACCTATTCCTACGGGTCTTGGCACTACCATTCGTGGTAAGCAGGTCCAAGTTGATTTGGTTTAAGGAATTATCATGGACAAAGCTATTCTGGAATTCTTAGCATCTGGCGGTAAAATCGTGAAGTGTAAACCACGTGCGCCGCGCAAGGGTGAAAAGACTTGGACGGCTAGTAAATATTCCATCGCTAACATTGGCGCTAAAGCTATGGCGATTGGATCACGTGGAATTAAGGCAACGAGGGATTATGTTTAATATTGAATACATTGAAGTGGATCAACCCGTCAAACATGCTCGGGAAATTGTGTCGGATTTGCTTGGCTCAGATTGGCTTGATTGTGGTGCATTTGCTCAAGTTTATCGGTGTGGTGATGAAATCTTGAAAATCTTTGAGGATGACAAAGGCTACCTAGCGTATCTGGAAGGCTTGTCTAAACTGCAGGAAGTGAATTCCTATGCGCCAGTTATTTACTATGTAAAGGTCTTTACTTCTCCTTTGAAAAAAGTCGGTCTAGTATCCATGGAGCCTTTGATTGGCATTGATAAGATTCGTGGCGAAAAGTATAAGGAATTTAAGCGGACTGTACACCAGATTAGTGCTTACTTTGATGATGATAGCAAGAATTTTGTGATTCCTGAGGAACTTGTAAAATTGAGTAAAATCATCAAGGAAGCAAAAAAATCAACACGGCGAGCCTGTTATGATATCCATATCGGTAACATCATGTTGCGGGCTAACAACAGTCTGGTAATTACTGATCCTCTAGCGTATTGACATTGGTGAGATTTTTAGATATAATGAAGAAATGAAAATCATCTACGTAATCGAAATTAATATGGGACCAGAAATAACGACCTTATCATGGGCGCCAGATTGTTGGGAACCGAAACGAGCCTATGCGACACGGCTAGAGGCCGAAAAGCATATAGAATGGTGCTTGCAGGAATACGGTGACAGGCTTGAATACTGCATTGAGGAATTGGAATTGTATGAATGACCGGATTGAAAAACTTTTAGAACAGGCTGGATTCCAATATATCAAAGATGAAGGAATTGGTTGGGCTGGAAATTATAATGCCAGTCTACCAAAATTCGCCCTCCTGCTAATGCGTGAAATTGCGATGGTTCAAATCACACATCAAACAACCATGGACCTGGAGAATAAAAAAATGGATAATCCTGCCAGAGAATTGAATTATGCAGTGATTAAACATTTCGGAGTTGAAGAATGACCAAGCGTAAAATTACTACTCGGGTTGTCCTTGACGGTATTGTGGACAACACCTTTACACAGATGCGACAAGTGTATACTGATGAAGTAGGCGAATATGTAAATTGCGACCGAAACAAGTATTACATTGAGAATGATAGTTTTGATATTGTATATACCACAGGCACAGCGATTACATTTTCTGAGTTGGCTAACAAGTTTAAAGAAACATTTCGGAGTTGAAAAATGAACGTTTATATTTTAGTAAGAGATTGGGAATCAGAATCTAGTTTTGAAAATCTTGGTGTATTCGGTACTAAAGAAGCCGCACAGAATTATTTGTACCAAACGGTTCGGGAAGAGTTTTCTATAGAAGATGATATTCCAGATGAAAAGTTGATGGATGAACTTCCTTTCGGTATTCGGTATGATATTGAAGAACATGTTGTTTGGGGTAAATAAGTATATTTTTAAAGAACGGAGTAAAATATGAAAGTTTTAATAAACGGTTGTTTTGGCGGCTTCGGCTTGTCTGATGCGGCATTTGAGAAGTTGCTTGACCGCAAGGGTATCGCATGGGAAAAGCGTGAGGGTGATTATTTTGGCGGCGTAGAATACTACAAAGCTGGGCACGTGGGTGATAGTGACCACTATCTGTATGAACATGATTTTACTGGTCAAGAAAATCGTGCTGATCCTGACTTGATTGCTGTTTTTGAGGAAATGGCTCACTTAGCTAATGGTAGTTTTTCTCGCTTAAAAATCGTGGAAATACCTGATGGTGTGGAATGGACAATTCAAGAATTTGATGGCAATGAATGGGTTGCTGAGAAACATAGAACTTGGGAATAACAAAGGAGAACGATATGCCTAATTGGTGCGGTAATACACTTACACTTGAACATGAAGATCCCGAAATGATTAAGCGGGCTGAGACTGCGTTTGCGGATGGTAAATTCCTTAAGGAGTTTGTACCACCTCCGCAAAAAGACTGGGACTATAATTGGTGCGTTGAGAATTGGGGCACTAAATGGGACGTTGGTAGTTCCGATGGTATCAACGTAGTGGAAGAAAACTCAATTGTATTTTATTTTGATAGTGCATGGGCACCTCCTATTGCGGCTTATAAAGCTATGGAAGAATTGGGCTTTACTGTTAGTGCTATGTACTACGAGCCTGGTTTGTGTTTTGCTGGTATCTACGAGGACGGCCATGATGATTACTATGAATATTCCGGTATGACAAGTGAAGAAGTGGCTGATTTGCTTCCGGCTGAATTGGATGAAACTTTTAACATTAGCGAACAACTTGCTGATTGGGAAGCGGAGAACGAGGATGAGTGAAGGCGTATTTGGATTTTTTTTA